ACATTTTAAATACTGTGTAAACTACATCCATTATAAATCCTTTGTTGCTTCAGCTAACATCTCTTCATCAGACCATGCTCTATCATCAATGAGGACATTTGCTATATTTCCAGACCGGTAGGCACTGACATTTGATAATGAACATTAAAACTCATCATAATTCTAAATAGATTAACCTGTGAGCTATCTTTTGCCTCCACCATATCAACCGGGTCAGAGTCAAGTAAGATAGACTCAAAGAAAGTATCTCCAGAACCTAAAGTTGTATGATTGACACCATCAAGTAGGTTGCGCAAAGATTCTCTAACCTGGCGAACCTCCGTGTAGTCATTTGAATAAACATCAATCTGACAGACGGCGCTTGTTAAGCCTCCACCTACTCCTTTATTAAGATTATTATTATGTACATTGCTAGTAACTGTATATACACAAGCAGGGAAAGCCACAGACTGAGGCAGGATTAATGGGTAAAAATTATCATTAATCAAAACCTTAGTAGATGGATCATCTTTTATATATGTTGTTAAATCTTCTTCCATGCTCATATTTTATCACTCTTTGAAAGTTTCTCGACAGCCTTTACATAGCCATCCGAAATCAATCTCTTAACTTGGTTTTTAGTCTTTTGTAAACTTGGCCTAACAAATGGCTTTGGGACCTGATCGCTTGATCCAAATTCAATATCATATGCTTCAGCTGCAACAACAGCCGACGGTCTTGTTTCACCAGCGGCTTTAATATCTTTCGAATAAACTTGTGGCCCGATTATTCTCACAACAACACCTTCTTTATAAACCTTAGATCTTTGCCTTATTGACTTGGCAACATGTCTATCCTCGTTTTTTACGGCGTTTTTCTGGGCTTTTACAACTAATCTTCCAGCCTGATTCATCGCTCCCCGCATCTCGCGGTTAATCTTCGCAGGCTTCAATCCTTTAGTTAGCTTATTTTCTAAATCTTTAACAGCCTTTTTATCAATCTTTATATTAAACGACATTATATAGACTCCACACAAACAAGATTCATCTGCCTATTACGCAAATCAATATTAAGAATAGACTGGATATTTAAAACAACTCCATTATGAACAAGTCTATAAGACTCGCTTATATCGCCAGTATATCTTATAATGACATCATAAGTCCTTTGAATTTTAGCGATTCCCTGGTCTGCAAATTCAGCCCCACTTTTCGGGCTAACCTTAGCCCAAACCGTGGCCAGGGTGCTAAAAGTTCTAATAGGTTGTCCGTCGCTGTTTGTGGCAACGGTAAAATTCTGAATCTCAACTCTATGTCTAAGTGCCCCGACGTTCATAATTAAAAGAAATTCCTTAGCGTGTATTGATCAAGTATTCTCTTTACAGCTTTATTATCATTTAAAGTTATCTCTGTTTGTGCTTCTCGGTGCTCGTAAGCATCAGTCACAAGCATTTTGATTGCTGTCTTTATAATCTCGGGTACATCCGAGGCATCAGCGCCATAACCTGCAATAAACTCAACCTCAACGGTATTAAAGGTATTTATCTCTGTTGTAGGGTATGTATTACCATCGACTGGCTTGAACCAAGCAAAGGCACCGTTTAAATCTGTTTCGTACTCTGCTGTTGACCATGTTTGTAAATCGCCGGCATTATCTCTGTACTGAATGCTATTGATAGCATTAACGCTTCCTATCTCAATCTGAATAGCGTCACGTTTATCAGGAAAGAACGCATCCATATACATTTTAAAAGTCGTGTTAATTAAAGGTCTGTTAATATGATTCTCAATTTGTACTCTGGCTGAAGTAATCAAAGCAGTAATCAAAGTATCATCGTCTGTAATATCGACTTTGGCCCACAACTTAGCCTCATTCAAAGTTACAGGTTCGCTGGCTGGTGCGGTAGTTTCAACTATTTTTTTCATATTATACCTTTAAAAAAGTGGGGCAGGCACACACTCGAGCCTACCCCGTTTTTATCCATGGGGGCTTAGGATAAACCCACTTAGACTACTACGTTTTCAGCAACAGAAGCATTGTTGTAATCTTCAGCTTTACCGTAGGCGTGAACCTGACCGGTTAAAATAGCTGATAAATCAACGTTTGCAGTTGCACCAGTAATTGATAATCTCACATAGTTGAAATCGTTAGCGATATCTAAATTAGCCGCGTCAACATCGATAATAACCTGTTTATCTGAATCACCACCAGCTTGCGTAAGCTGTGTAATATCAGAACCAGATACATCTTTAGCACCAGTTCCAGAAGAATCAGTAGCTTGTTCAAATTTAGCATCTAAAGTAGAAGTAGCCGCCATAGTACCAACAGCAATTAAAGCGGAGATACGCTCTGTGTCATTAGCGTTATACCAACCAGTTGTAACCGTTGAAGGTGCCAAAGTCTGAGGACTGATAGTCTCTAATAACGCAGTGCCTTGATTGAATGTAATATTACTATTCATTTTTTAATTTCCTTTATTTTATTTAAAGTAACGCCCCTAAATTAATAGGGGCTAAACAACTTAAGCTCTTTCAGCTAAAGTGATGAAAGTCGACTTGCTGTTTCCATCAGGGCCAACAATAGGAGCTGAAAGGAAAGGACGACCGCCGAAGCGAACAGTCCAACGGAAAGCCTTAACACCATAATCAAAGAAAAGGTGGATTGACTCGTCAAACTTCATGCCGCTTTGCTTTCTGAAACCAGCATAACCGCGAGGGTCAATAAACTGGATATCATTAGCATCACCTAAAACACTTGCATCATCACTCCAGATAATTGGACGACCTAACAATGTACCGAAAGGTGCAGAAGCAAAACCCATTGGTGGCTGATAAACAGGCTGATTACCAATAGTTAACTCAAGCAACTCTGGTAAAACAGAACTGTTGAGAATCCAAACAGCGCTAGAGACAGAGTTCGCCGGCATTTGTGAGTACATTTTAGAAATGTTTTTAGTTACAATAGTATCGGCGGCCTGACTACCTTCTTTAGCTACTGTAAGTAAAGCAGGAGAGTTTAGGTAACCTAAAGGCTGACCAGAACCGGAACCTTTCATGATAGACTCACTCATTTTATAGCGAATAGCTTGTGGCGCTTTAACTATTAAGCGATTTTGTAGACGTGGTGCATCTTCTAAAATCTCATCTGTAGCAGTTGTGAAAGCATAAAGCTCATTCAATTTAGTAGAAATGGTATCAGTGACAAGATTGCTCTCTAACATCTGTGTACCTTCATTGCGCCAGTTAGCCTGAATACCAGTTGAGCCCCAAGGTGTAGTTTCGTCTGCTAACATATCAACTTGATTAGAACTAGTAGGCTCCATGTTAATTAAGCTTAAAAGGTCGAATACTTCTGAGCCGTCCACAGCTTCAAAAATATCAGCTTTCATTTCTGATGGAACCATGAAACCGTCACCGCCAGCAGTTCTGCTTTTATGCGGGCTAGTTGGAGCGGCGGCAGAAATATCTAGTAAACGCTGATCTACACTAGTAGCACCAGGAACACTTGCAAGAGCTACAGACTGGGCAAATTCAGCTAAGTTAGCAAATCCGCCTTTAGGGTCGACGTTGTCGCTAACAGTATAAGTCATCTCTTCAGAGGCCCTAGCTGTTTTAACTGGTTGAGGGGCTTTTAAAGCGTCTAGTTTTTCACGCTTCTCGATATTAGACTTCAATTGTTCGATCTCTTCCATTTTAGTGTCGAACTGCTCTTGTAGTTCTGCCGTCATATCTTCTTGAATTAAAGCGTCTGCTTCAGCAACTAAAGAAGCCAAAGAAGCTTTCATTTGTTCTAAATTCATTTTTATTTCCTTATTATTTTAACACAAAAAAAAACCACCTAGACAAAATAATGCCTTTAGTGATCTCTTGGGATTTTATTATTATTAGTAGATTACTTGGAATCTTAAAGTTAAAGTATTGTATTTTTTTATATTTTCAAATATTTCTGAAAAGAAAATACGCCAGGGCCTTTTAAGTGGATCGTCAACAACAAGAAGAAGACCCCAGCGTACCCACAAATTATTTCTTAGTGAATAATATATGTAGAGGTATTGTTACAAATAAACCAACAAAGCCAAACAGTAAAGCTAAAAAGTGCAACATAAAAAATATTAAATGAAAGCACATTATCGTCTCTTAGCCAACCTTAGCCTATTTTTATTAGCCTGTGATACAAGTGTTTTTGCGCGGGGTTTAATCATTCCATTGAAAACATTATCAAATGTGTCAATCTTATCAACAAGAGTACCTAATACTTCAGCTGGTCTAAATACTCTACCATCAGCCACCGCGTCTAAATCTTTTGCGGCTAATCCTTCACGGCCTCTAAGTATTGAACTTTTAAAGTCAGCAAATATAGCATCAACCATTTTTTGCATTTCGGAGATCTGGGCATCTGTAATAACAGTACCAGGAGCGCCGGAGCTCTTAAACTCTCCAGTATCAACAGTAATAACTTTAATGCCTTCTTTTTCGAATTGTTCGGATCTATCAACCAAGGCCACTTTTACACCAATTGACCCAAGCATAGAGGATACCTCAGCAGTGATTTGTGAAGCCTGTGAAGCTAGCCAATAAGCGGCACTTGCGGCGATACCGTCAACATGTGAAAATACTGGCTTTTTCTGCCTTAAGCTAAATAGTGCGTCTGCTGTTTCCTGTAAACCAATTGCTTCACCGCCTGGGCTATCAATCTTTAGCAGAA